TTAATATGAGTAGAACTGACATGCCATGGTTATTAATAGTTGGAGGTTATAAGGAGGAGATTGAAAAAGAATTTCTTGCCTATAATCGGGGATTAGAGAGACGTTTTACCGTTAAATTGGAGATTAAAGAATATACTGCTCAAGAGTTATTTGAAATTTTGATGAAATTTGTAAAGGAAGAAGAGTGGGGAATACAGGATAATGCTATAACTGTAGATTGTATTACTAAATATTATAAAAATTTCAAGTATTCGGGTGGAGATATGCGAAAGTTACTCCAACTTGCTAAAGAAAATTTTAGTGTTAGAAATATGAAAGAATCCATTGTAATGAATAGTAGTATGATAAAAAAATTATCAAAAGATGATTTCACAAAAAGTTTAGAACAATTTGTAAAACAAGAGGAAAAAGATGCTTATTATTATCAAACAATGTATAGTTAGTTATTAAAGTAAATATTTGTATAGTTAGTTATTAAAGTAAATATTTGTATAGTTAGAGTAAATATTTATCTATCCATGTAACAATTTCCCTCATCACATCTACTTTATAATCCATTAACATGTGATCACCATTTGGAAATATAATTAATTTATATAATAAATTATATTTTTGACATTTCCACCCAATTGAATATGCGTGTGAAACATTTACATCCATATCATTACTTCCATGTAATATTAGAATAGATATATTCTTTGGAATACGTTCCATTAGATATTTTGGTGCTCGTTCTATTATATCACTCTCTGTTAGATTAAATTGTTCTTTATACAATGTTCCCATTTTTGGTCTGTCGATAGCAAGTCTCATCATACTATAGGGAGATCCACTCAATATAATAGTCTTAACCCATGGTACCATGGTTGCCACTTTAATTGCCATCATCCCACCTCTCGACCAACCATATAAAGCAATCTTATCTATATCACAATATTTATATTTTTCAAATATATTGTATAAGGAGATAATATCATTAACATCCTTTCCACATAATTCATCCTCACCTTCTGACATACTACTACCACGATAATTTGGAAAGAATATAATTGCTTTTTCATTTTCTGCCAGATAAATAAATTCATCTCTTTGAACTTGTAAATTTGGTTTCACTTCTCCGTATGTCCTATTACCACCTCTACAAAAAATAATTATAGGTACTTTTTTTGATAAATTCTTTTTTTGTAATACGTATCCTTGAACAATCAAATTATCTGATTTATAAAATATACTGAATAATTCTATTTTTTTATTTAATTCTTCATTTTTAAATAATATTATTTTAGATTCAATTATATTATCAATATCTTGCATTTTATCCATATATAATATATAGATATTATGTTTTCAACCAAGATAAACATGTAAATTTATTTTGTTGTTTCTCAATGTATGCATATTATTTGCCATTAATATTAATTATTTAAAATTCTATTGTTAATATATAATAATGATAAAGAATTATATGGGTCAAATTTATTTAATTTTTCTAATATACCTAATACAAAACATATAAACCCTAATGCTAATATTCATTATCACCATGGTGATGTACCACATGAACAATTTATTATAGATTGTATTGTAGATATATTACTACTTGCTTCTGGAAATGAATATTATTATTCATCGTCGCAATCAGGATATTCAAGACTGGCATTATATTTATTTGAAAATAAACATATATTAAATAAAATATTAAATAAATAATTTTTTTTATAATGTTAACTATATGATAGAAAATATTTTAATTATAGTTATTTTATTAGTTATATTATTTATAATTATATATATAAATAAAAAACAACATTTGACCAATACAAATAAAGTAATACGAATAAATGGTTGGTTTGGTAGATTAGGTAATAATATATTCCAAGTTATTAATTTTTTACATCTTGCAATTGAATTGAATTGTAACTTAGTTATACCACATCAGGAGTTTTTTAATAAACAAAATATACAAATAAATAAAAATAGTATAAATGAAAAAGACATTGTATTATTTACAGATGATGGAACATTTTTTATGGATACAGTGTATATACAAAAACAGTTTAGTAATATACCTGGTATATTTGATAGAAATAAAGAAAAAGTTTTAGGTATAATGAAAGACTTGTTTATTCTAAAATACAAAGATTTACCTAATTGTAATGATAATGATTTATATATACATATCAGAAGTGGTGATATATTTTTAAATGAGGGATGTCCATTTTATACACAACCACCTTTAGATTTTTATGTAAAGATAATTGAATCAAATACTTTTGATAAAATTTATATAATTGCAGAAGATGATCTTAATCCATGTATAAATAAGTTATTACAAATGTATCCACAAATAACTTGGAATAAAACTAGTTTAATAGAAGATATTAAAATTATTATGAAATGTAAAAATTTTATTTATGGTACTAAGAGTTTATTTACATCACATCTATTAATATTCAACGAGGGTTTGATCAAATCTTGGACACAAGAATCTTATAATTTAGAAGAATATTATGAATTAATTGCGAAAGCAGTTAATATGACTTATAATAAAGAATTATTTAATATGTGGAAAAATACTCCCGAACAATTAAAAATAATGGTAGAGTATAAATTATATAATAATATTATACAAAATTTTACTAATTTGGATAACGTGGTTCGTATAAATAACTGGTATGGAAGATTGGGTAATAATATAAAACAAATAGTAAATGGTTTGCATATTATGACTGAATATAATTGTAATTTTATTATAGTACCAAAACATGATATGTTTGATTTTAACAAGTTACCTAATAATATGAATAAATTAATTACAAATATCGAAACAAATACTAATTTGTTTGAAATAAATGAAATAATAGAAAAATATAATTATATTGATAAAAGTATTTTTGATAATAATAAGGCAGAAGTATTAGAAATTTTAAGAAATTTATTTAAAATAAAATATAAGGATGTACGTAAATATAATGATAATGATTTGCATATTCATATTAGATCAGGTGATATTTTTATATCACCTCATAGTTGGTATATGCAACCACCGTTAGATTATTATATTAAAATAATAGAATCTAGGAAATTTGATAAAATTTATTTATTAGCAGAAGATAATTTGAATCCAACAATAGATAAATTACTAAAATTATATCCAAATATTATTTGGAATAAAAATAATTTAGAGGAAGATATTAAGAGTATAATCGGTTGTAAAAATGTTGTATTTGGAATGGGTTATTTCATACCAAGTTTATTATTTTTTAACGAAGGATTACGTGAAATTTTCATGCCGTCTCGTCATTATTATAACTTTGGTTATATTGATAATGTGAAAGAACATATTATCGATTTAACTGATTATTATAAAACGTTGGGTCATGCAATTGGATTGAAAGATATCCCTTGGGAAGGCGTAATGGCAAATACACCCGAACAATTAAAAATAATGATAGAATATAAAATTAAGCAAGACATATATTAGACCACGTATTCTTATTTGATTTTCCTAGTTTATTACTAAGAAAATCCTTCAATTCATTCTTATCAGGTAGTGCTTCTTCATAAATACCACCCCACCATTCAGAAAAAGCAGTATATAGATCGGTAGTTTTAACAACATCAGTTGGTTCACCAGTCATTTTAACACAAGCATTAAAAAATTGATCAAATCGTGATACTTCAGATTTTGGAACATCATTCTCATCATCTTCTTCCTCTATTTTTTCTGGTGTATATTTAGAGGAAACATGTTGTACCTTTTGTTTTAATTGTACAGATTTAAAAAAAAAACTATCCAAAATACTATTAATATTCGTATTATTAAGAACTCCCATACTGCTTCGAACTTTTGATTCTGGTACGTTTTGTTCACTATATAGATGGAGACGAAGAAGAACACTATTTAATAGGGGTCGAGAAGATAGAATAAAATTAATTTGTGGTTCTGTAAAACCAAGTTGTATCATATCTACAACTGTTTGTTGGTTAGTTCTACCCATTTCTATTAAAAGATCCATAGTTTCAAGATTAAATCGAAATTCAGATAAACATTGTGATAAAGTCATTATTCTTAATACACGGTATCTTTTTAAATTAATAAAAATTTAAAAATATCTAAATTATTGTATATAAAATGAATTTTTATCCTTATAAACAAGATACAATATCAATGGTACAAAATAATATTCCTATTAATAATATGTATGATCAATTAGATTTAGCACCATATTCACCACTTTTTTCTAAAGAGACTCATATATTATTAGCACAAGCACATATGGAACTTGCTAATAGTATGAAAAATACAATTCTATCTATATCTATTGAAAATATGAGTAATACTATAAGTCAAGACATGTTTGATCAGGCACATGAAAATGTCATGGAACATTTTAAAAGCAAAAAAAAAATGAGAGAAGAAAATGCTATATTTAACAAGATGAGTACTGATGCTAAAATAGATTATATATATGACCGATATGTAAAAAAATTTAAAGCACTACCAGATAATAACAAGGCTCAACAAATGACAAAAGAGGAATATATTACGCAAATGGAAAAAAACAAATCATATAGACAACAACAAAAGCTAAAACCAGCACCAAACGCACAAGCAAAGGGGAAAATACAAGAGGAAACAATAGACTTTGATACATCTGTAATGAAAATACAAGAGGAAACAATAGACTTTGATACATCTGTAATGAAAAAATAGTATCTAATTCAAAATTAAAATAGTAAAATTTTAATAATATATAAAAAGAAAAAAATTTTGATTTAACATTATATTAATATTATAAATATATAATATTAATGTGTGGTATTTGGACTTTAATTGAGAAAACTAAACAATCTAAAGAGGATATAGGTAAATATATTGCTGATTTTTATAATATTAAACATCGTGGTCCCGATAATTCTCATCTAATGACATTTGATAATACAATGATTGGATTTCATCGACTAGCAATAGTTGATACTAGTCTCAATAGTAATCAACCATTTATTTTTAAGAATGGTATGGAAACAATTATTTTTGTATGTAATGGTGAAATATATAATTATATGGAATTAGATAAAATGTATGATTTGGATATTCACGGAAGTGATTGTATGGTAATTCCTAAATTGTATATAAAATTAGGATTAACTAAATGGTACGAATTATTTAATCATACCATTAAAGGAGAATATGCCTTTATAATGTTAGTTTTTAATAATATGAATCGATTAGAGCAATATATGGTAGGAAGAGATACTGTTGGTGTGAGACCATTATATCATACCAAATATAACAATACATTAGATTTATATTGTTCTGAAATAAAAGGGATGAATAGTACCATGGAAAGTATTGAAGAATTTCCACCAGGTACAATTCAAACTACTAGATTTAATAGTTTTGAGTATAAGATGACAGAATATAAATTTGATAATATTTATAATAAATATATATATCAACCATCCAATATAACAACAATTTGTAAGACTCGAGAAAAAATAATGTTAGAAAATGTAAGAACTAGTGTAATATCTAGTATTAAAAGAAGATTATGTGCTGACAGACCTATTGCTTTTCTATTATCGGGTGGTGTTGATAGTAGTTTGATTGCGTCGATTAGTTCAAAGATATTGGGACAAAGAATTAAAACATTTTGTTGTGGTATTAAGGGATCGACAGATATGAAGTATGCCAAGATGGTAGCAGATCATATTAATAGTATTCACACTGAAGTATATTTTACCGAAGAAGAGGGATTAGAAGCAATAGATGACGTGGTCTATACTACCGAGACATGGGATACTACTACGATACGAGCATCAGTTGGACAATATCTTGTATCTAAATATATTTCACAAAATACTGATTGTAAAGTAGTATTAGTAGGTGAAGGACCCGATGAAGTATGTAGTTCTTATCTATTTAATTATTACGCTCCCAATGCCAATGATATGCACAAGACAGCAGAGGAATATGTAAAAAAAATACATCAATATGATGGTAGAAGGGCAGATCGTTGTATAGCACGATGGGGTATGGAAGCACGTGTACCATTCCTGGATCCTGAGTTCATATCTACTTATTGGAGTATTGATGCAAATATGAGATTGCCGACAAATGTAATTGAAAAATATATGTTAAGAAAAGCATTTGATAGAGATAATCTCTTACCAAATGAAGTTCTTTGGAGGAAAAAGGAAGCGTTCTCAGATGGTGTTAGTTCTAAAGAAAGATCTTGGTATCAAATAATTCAAGAATATACAAATAAGAAAATGGCAATAAATTCATCGGCCATGGATATGAGACAAAGTGATTTACATAATGATAAAGATACTACATCTGAAACAGTATATTATCGATTATTATTTTGGAAATATTTTGGTGTAAAACGAGATAATATTATATCTCATTATTGGCAACCAAAATGGGATAAAGATGGAAATATAATTGAAAAGTATGTAGATCCATCAGCAAGAACATTAGAAGTATATTAATTTATTTATAATAAAATCTATTGTTAAATTTTATTTTAATATTCTATTTATTTATAAATTCCTTGTATATTATAAATATGATCAATAATGTAATTAATATAGATACTTCTAATGTATAATTAATTATACCATAAACAATAAATGTCATTAATACAGTTAAAATCAATGCTGTAAATATTCCTAAATAATTAAATAGAAATATTAAAGATTCTCCTATAAAATTAATAAATGATCCAAGTGAACTTAAAACAGGTAAGGTGGATACTATAATAGATGTATTGTTTAATATAATATTAAAAGGATTTAATAATAATTGAATCCCTCCTGCTAATATAAAAAATATACCTATTCTATATATCCATTTTGTAAGTGTATCTTCTTTTGGTTTTTTGGTCATTATAAATTCTTTAATATTTTTTATATTACCATTCTCATATATATTTGCTGGTATTTTATTTAAAATTTCTAATGCATTTATACTTGTTGTATCAATTACATTTTGATTATTAACTATACCATAATATGTATAGGAATATTTTGTAATAACTGGATGTAAAATATTTGTATTATCAGTAAAAGTATACATATGTTCTGACGGAGTATCAATTAAATTTGCAATATTATCAATATCTTTAATATTAATTTTACTATAATTATCCTTGTTAATAAATACTAAATTACCTCGTGTTTTAATAGTATTACTTGTAGTAGTTGTTGTCGTTGTTACATAATGTCCACTATTATCTACTATATAATTACCCGAACTATTTGTTTTATTTTTAGTTTGTGTTATTTCTAAAACTTGTTTTACATAGATAAAATCATTAGAAAATGGAAATGGTACACTAACTGGGCTTGTTAAATGATTATTTATATTAGATTCTGTAAAAGAAATAATTGATGATGTTGTACTATTTGCTTCAAGTGTAATTATTCCTTCAATAAATCCAGATAATGTATTTTTATTGTATATTGCCTTATCTATAGTAGATGATAATTTAGTTTGAGATACTTTATTACCTTTGTTAATACTTTCTGTTATAAATATAGCAGGCATCCATGTTAGTATTAGTATGAACCCTAATATTATCTCTGGGATAATATACGATAAATTTGTTAAAGATGTATTATTCATATTAATTTCCATATATATAATAAAATAGATTTTATTATATATAATTATGTATAATAAAATTATAATTCTAACATATTATCTATATTTTCGATCATTTTCATTAATTCTTCAGTAATAATATTATTTTTATTTAATAAATCTAATAATTTAGATTTGGAATCTAAATATAAACTTAATGATTCTGTTTTACCTTTAGATAATACAATATTTACATCAACTATGTCGGTTATAACATCTCTGCTATCATCCATTATCTGAAACATTAATCCAAAATAATATCCAATCATTTTATAATCTTCTATGTTGACTTTTTTACCACTAAAAATACCCCCGAGAATAAAAGCGAACATGAATAATGAACAAGTTTTAAATAAAATAATATTAGTACTATTAAATTCAATTTTCATATTTATTAATTCTTCTATATTTTCTTTCAAGTCTAACATTTGTCCAATTATTAGATTTTTACCAATCATTTCATTCCAATCATTTAATATCATTTCGATCGTTTCTATATAATCATTTGTATTTAAATTTAATTCTTTGATTCCCTTAAATAATAAGTGAAATGCCTCTGAAATTCCATATAGAGATGTTAATATCGCTTGACGCTCACTATAGCGCGCAAATGTAGAGGGTTTATTACGACGAATCATATCATTATCCATACAAGGTAGATCATCAATAACTAAACTAATACCGTGTATTAATTCTATAGCAGCGACGGGTTGCCATAATACAGATTTTTCACCACTAATTGTTTCTATTAAATGTTTAACTATAAAACCCCGAATACATTTTCCACCATCTAATGAATAAATTAATATTTCTTTTAACTTTGAATTTTTAACTGTATTGTAATATTCTAATAAATCAGATTCTATATATTTAGAATACATATATATATTATATGTATTATTATTTAATTTAAGCGAATATTTATATATTCCACCCAAACTCATATCATATACTCTCTTGTGTAGAGAGAATCAAAAGCACTTTATCTCATATTGAACAACCTTGAATGTCAATACTACTTTCTTTAGAATTCAAAAAACAGTGTTTTAGAATACAAAGAAAAATTGATATTAATAACTTAAATATATAGTAATTAAGTTATTAATAATGCCAAAACTAATAATTGTAGAATCACCTGGAAAAATAGATAAAATAGAAAAAATCTTAGGTAATGAGTATAAAGTCGTCGCTTCATTTGGACATATAAGAGATTTAGATCCAAAGACAATGTCAATTGATATTAAGAATAATTTTGAACCAATGTATATAATTCCACCCGATAAGAGTAAAGTAGTTCAAAATTTAAGATACCATGCTAATTTATGTGATGAGGTTATAATTGCTTCAGATTTAGACAGAGAAGGGGAAATGATTGGTTGTAGCATAATGGAAGTATTAAAATTAAAAGATCCAAAGAGAATTGTATTTAATGAAATTACAAAAAATGCAATATTAAAAGCAATTGAATCTCCTGGGAAAATAAGTATGGATATGGTACATGCTCAGCAAACTAGAAGATTATTAGATAGGTTAGTTGGTTATAAAATATCACCATTGTTATGGAAAACATTACAAGGGAAATTATCAGCAGGGCGTGTTCAATCTGTAGTAGCGCGTATTATAGTTGATTTGGAGAATGAGATAATAGCATATCAAAGTAATCCATATTTTAAAGTAAGTGGTAATTTTACACATAATACGACAGATATAACATGTGTTTTAATGAAAGGTAAAGAAACATATCGATTAGAAACAAAAGAGGAGGCGGAAAAGTTATTAAATAGTATTAACAAAAAGACTGTATCTATTATAACAAATGTAACGGAAAGTAAATCATCTAGATCACCCCCACCTCCACATATTACTAGTAGTCTGATGCAAGAAGCATCTACTCGTTATGGAATGAATAGTAAAAAAACAATGGATATTGCTCAAAAATTATATGAAGGTGGTTATATTACTTATATGAGAACAGATAGTACTATACTTTCAAAAGAAGCAGTTTCAGATGTTAAAAATTATATTGAGACTAATTATGGGACAAATTATTACAAGTTTCGGTCACATAAAACAAATAGTGTAGATGCTCAAGAAGCACATGAAGCAATACGACCAACTAAAATAGAATGCACAATGGTTGAAAATATGAGCGAAGACTATAATAGACTATATGGTTTAATTTGGAAAAGAACAGTTGCTTGTTTAATGGCAGATACATTAGTAAATATAATGACAATTGAAATAGATTGTTTGAATGATAAACATAGTATTTTTGTCAATATATCTGATGAAATGTTAAAATTTCGTACTAATTTTGAAACAATATTATTTGATGGTTATATGACATTATATAATAATATGGAAAAAGAAAAAATACCAAATGATGTTGATTCAGAAAATGAAATACAACAAAAGAAAGAAATGATTGATATAACTAAAGATGTTGTTGTAGATTTTAATAAGATGGATATAAGCGAAGAATATTCTAAACCTCCATTACGATATAACGAAGCAGGTTTAATAAAATATTTAAAGAAAAATGGCATCGGTAGACCGTCTACATACGCTTCGATTATTGGAAAAATAGTGGAACGTAATTATGTTGAAATTAAAAACATAGAGGGAGTAAAAAAAGATATAATAATACGTACGATTACCAATAAAACATATGGTAAAATTAAAGAGAAAAGTAAAACTATTACAATTGGTAAAGAGAATATGAAAATTATACCAACAGAAATGGGTTTTACTGTTACTGAATTTATGATGAAAAATTTTGAACCAATTATGGATATAAAGTTTACTGCTGAATTAGAAAAAATGTTAGATAAAGTTGCTAATGGTATGATGAAATGGTTTAATGTATTAGATATATATTATAAATTATTTAGTCCTATGGTAGAAGTATTAGAACAACAAACTCAACATATTACTAAATTAAAAACAGAAGATAAAATGTTAGGCAATCATCCTATTACAAATCAACCAATATTTTTAACAAAATCAAAATATGGTTGGTGTGTTAAAATTATGGAAAATGAAAAATGGAGATATGCATCGACAGATGATAATAATGATGTTACATTAGAAAATGCAATTCAATTTTTAGAATATCCTAAAACATTGGGCAAATTAGGAACAACTGTTATTACATTAAATAAAGGAAAATATGGATTATATTTTAAAGTGGGAGCAAAGATTATAGGAATAAAAGATAATACAATAGAACCTACATTAGAATATGCAATAACATTAGCAGAACAAGAACATGATAGTACTGTTTTTAAAATTAAAAATAAAATAGTCCATTTAAAAAATGGACAATATGGATATTATCTAATGATAATGAATGGAACGAAGAAACCTACTAATATTCCTATACCAAAAAATGTAGACATTAATAATATTACAAGTAAGATTGTTAATGATATAATTGAAAAAAATAAGTCAAAGATAACTAAAAAAAATTAAATTATACATTTTAGTTGTGACATGAAAACTAATGTAAATGTTAAAAATAAATTCATAAGTACTAATATCCAAAATGGAATTATAAATGATAAAACAAATAATACGAAAATTATTGAAAATAGTTTATTAATATCACTTCCTTGAACTTTAGCTAAAATTCTATTAAACATAGGTACTTCTTTTAATAAACTTAAAATATAATTAATACTATTATTTATAAATATAGGCACATTTTCGAGTATATTATTTACTATACTACCACTAATTTGGTCAACTTGTTTTTGAATAGCATCTGTTAAAGCACCTGCAATTGGTTGATTTACACGAGGTTGTGTTGTTGTCATATTATATAATATAAGCTTAGAAAATATATTATATAATATTTATTTTAAACATTTTTATAAAGTAATTAAATTATTCTTGTGATTTAATATAGGTGATATCATCATATTAAAATAGTAGTATCGTAATAATCCAGAACCTAGATATGAATTAATTAATTCATAATCAATGTTAAATATATCAATAATAGTGGTTACATCGAATATCATATAATTATAAATAAAATGATTCACTAATTCCATTGAATTTACTATATCATCTGTATTAGAAAAAAACATACTATACAAATAACCATTAGTGTATTTTGTTTTATAATGTTTAATATAAAATTCTAATTTATAATATAAAAAATAATTTACTATTTCGTTATTTTTATTTCTTACAATAAAATGATGAAAATCTTTATATTTAAAAGTTTCCATGTAATTTTCAAAACTAATACATTCATAAATATCATATGTATTTTTATTATAATCAATTAATTTACTATATAATTCACTAATTATATTACTATCTATTGGTTTTTCTGAGAAATATTCTAATCCGTTATTAATATATTCAATTGTGTGTGAATTCTTAAAAGTTTCATCACATAAATATTTATTAAATTTTTCCATATATTTAAGAATATCATATTTTGTATTAATAAATTCAATATTATATAATTTGAGGATATTAATAAATCGATGATAAAATTTTTTCTCTGAAAAAAATGGACTTTTAATGTTTTTATTTACTGTATAGTGAGCAATAGGTATATTGTAATTAATCACACATTCACGAGATATAATATTAATCATATACGTAGAAACATTGATAGAACGTAACGTTGGAATAATACATAAAAAATTTACTTCAATTGTATCAGTTATATTTTCAAATATAGAAATTTTATGCCGTCTTCCAAAAATATAACCAATTACTGTTTTTTTATCTTTTGGATAAAATTCTATTATGAGACAATCTTTTGAATAAAATTTAATTATATCTACAGTATAAATAGTTGATTCAATTTCATCATTAATATAATTATTATTAATGAAATTAGTTATATTCTCGTACGGTATTTCTATAGTAGTATTCAATTCATTATAAACTTTATAATCTAACTTAATTTTACTTTGATCTATTTCATTATTAATATTTATAAACGCTTGTTCTATTGGTAATATTTGTTTATGTTCTTTAATAGATGATGTATTTACATTAACAGGTTTATTGTCCCAAAAATTTTCCATTATATATTAATAAAAATAGTTTTTATATATATATAAATAGACATCCATATTTAAAAAAAATATTATATGAACTAGTGGGCAATATGAAAAAGTTTATAATTTAGGTGCAAAATTTTTTAAACATATCATGTAACTGTATAAAACATTCATAATTTTTATGTTGGTCATGTGTACAATTGGATTTATAAGTATATATTTTATTATTTTCATTCAAATCTTTCAAACCTAATGATATGTAATATGATGTATCTTTCATTGAAATTACATTTAATGAATTTATATCATATGTACTAAATATTCCAGATTCAGGTGGAGATAAGATACTATCATTAGGCGAATAAACCATTACAAAATTTTTAATACTATTTAAATTTATCATATTATTTGTAGAATTACATGTTATTATTTCATTATTTAAATTAGCAAGTAGGGTGATATCAGTATAAGTTGTATAATCATATGGATCTCTCCAATAGGAACTAAAAGAATAATGAGATTGTGCATACTCCCCATACATATCAATTATACTGCCTATTCGTTTTTTATAAACACCTCCGTGTGGACTAACCATAGTAATAAAATTATTTACTTGATATCCATTACATTTTTCAATATAATATCTACCTAAAATTCCACCTTGTGATATACCAATAAAATTAAATCCATTACTCAAACTTGGATTATTTTTCAATTGTGTACACAATAATTCTCCTTGAACACTTAGTGGAATATTAATTGAATTCATTATACCATTACCAATTTCAGGAACAATTACATCTAAATTAAAATTATCAATAAGATAATCTTTTAATTCATTCATATTATCTTTATTGGACGCAATACCATGCATTAATACTATTGGTAATGTTACATTTTGACGAATCGGTAATCCATTTGATAAAAAAAGAAGACTTAATAACAACATATTTAATAACAACATATTTAATATTATATATATATATATTCTTTATATAATTTTTAATAAGAGGCGCAATGATTTGTATATTAACATTGAGGTGGTGTTTTTCTTTTGCTAGAAGAGTCTTCACTCATAGTAAAAGATCGAAATGATGGTATTGGATCAAGACGTCTTATAGCAGTCAATTGACTATCTTTTGATAATATCACTGAAGTTTTACTATTAGGTAAATCGTCCTGTTCCATATTCATAATTGCTGTCACTATATTTGGCGATACACCAGAAGAGTTTATAATTTTATATAAATCGGGTGTCATATTGTATTTATTACCAATTATTAATGGAGGAAACTGTTTTGTTGATATTAGATCATATAAAAATCTTTGCTTCAAACTACTTATATTTTTAGTAAATGTTGATAAAGATTCTTTAATTTTACCAATAGTAATATGTACCGTGTTACTACTATCTAAAAAATAATTATTCCAATTTTGATAACACGCAACTTCTTCTATGGTTCCATCTGGATGATAATACACTATTTTATTAATACCACCTTCATCATTTATAATTTTATAATCTGTACCATTATTTTTTCCTTTTAATAAAAACACAGATATTATATCATTAAACATATTTTTTAAAATATTTATAGTTAGGTCATCTAATGTAAATATTTTTGTTAAAAATTTATCACCTAAAATAGAATAACCATCATATCCATTAATATATTCTAAAGTTAAAACATTACCTGTCAAATAAGTTGTTATAATTTTATTTATTTCTGATTTAATATTTATACCTGTTTTTATCATATTTATCATAATTTTAGAATCCATATTTAGTTTTATATCAAATAATGTAATATGTAAAGGATTCACATTATCTTCCAAATATTCATTAATTGCTTTTTTTCTTAAATTTATTTTATCTATTAAAGTTTGATCTGTTATATCTATTTTAATAAATATATTACCTTGATTCGTATAATAATTTTTACCTAATTTTTTATAAATAATTGGTAATACACCCCCTTTTTGCGATAATAATTCTAAATATTTTATCTTGTATTTTAAATATTTTTTTTTATAATCCATGTATTACTTATCTTAGAAAAAATTTAAGGAATAAAAAGAATAGATAAAAAATCTATAAATATATTCATACCACTTGATATTAATAATAAATATACTAAAATTAAAAATATATATTGATAATTTACTTGTATTTTTGGATTTATTTCATTAATATAAGTTAAACCAAATAATACAAAGAAAAAAGATATTATTATATCAATAACTATTGATAGGAAAATAATAGATCTTATTAAAAATATAGAAGTATTGTCTTCCACTTGTTCATTAAACTTTTCTTTTTTATCATCTAACGCTTTTTTAATATTAAATATATTATTTATATTGAACATATAATATTGTTTAGATTATTTTTTTATGTTACCAGATGTATTATCAAAATGAAAATTAGGTTTTTTCCCAGGTGATCCTTTTGGTTTATATAAAAATGTTGATTGTTTCCCTTTCGCTCTTTTCTCTACTTTATCTAAGAAAGATGCTCTCATTGGATTTATAGTTTCTCCGATACACTTCATTGTAAATTCTTGAAATGGTGATTTATCCAATATAGATATACCATGATCATCTAAATATTTATCGCGTGTTTTTAATAATCTAACTAACATTGTCCCATATACTGTTTCATTAAATTTATTTTTCCTGACAATACCCATATTATATTGAATTAAATTATATAAAAATTGTAATTGAAATGTTCCAAATAATGTGTTCTTTTTCTCAGATTTTCTATAGACAATACATCTATTATAACTATTATATACTCTTAATACCAATTCATTATCAATATACCATTCAGTTGAAACATCTACAAATTGCGAAAATGGATAATATGATTTCATGGTAACATTCATATTATTGTATTTATTTTTTAATTTTTGTGTTATCATATTAATATCTTTATTATAATCTGTTGATATTAATTGATAGAATGGACATTCTATCATATAAGTTGGAGGCGCTTTACCAAGTTTCATCAATTGATTAAAAGCATAATGACCAACTACTATCATATTACTATTATGAATAATATGTTTTCTAATAAATTTTAATATTTTATCAACAGAATCATGATTCATATCATATTTAATCTTGTTATAAATCATATTATCATTGAATGGGTAGTAATTAATTAACTTACTAAATCGCGAAAATGTTTTTTTTAATCTGAAATAACTATTCATCGGATCACAATATACTCTATAAGCATCAATTAACATTAGATGAGGATGTGTCATACGCATTCCATTTAATGTAATAGTTGGACAATTATTATATATTTCTTCTGGTAAATATGAAATATCACAATAGTTTTCAAAATTAACAAATATTTTGTATGTTTCATTGTGTACACCCTCTTTACCGTCAATATGTTTAAATTTTTTATTATAAAGAATATCACATAAATCTATCATATCACTAATTGGATTGGGTGTATAAAATTCTATATCAGCTACATCTATTTCACGATAAAATACATCATCTTTGTTTTTTGCTCTTATTAATTCATTTTGGGCATATCCGCCATAAACAATTCTATTTTTAGTTTTAATATATTTTATAATTTCATTATAAACATTTTTTCTCTCAGATAGCGTAGGTTCATATGTATTTAATTGAATCTCTTTTGCTGTATCTTCAATTTTGTCTATATTTTTCATAATGTCATCTATTTCTTTATGTCTATACATATATACATATATACTAGATATTTTTTGAACATATTTCATACTTTTACTCAAACTTCAAGTATTGAAGATTTTTCGCTATCACTTAAATCTAACAATGCTCGTTCTTTAGTAGGTGGACCAAATAATTTATTATATGATGTATCTAAATTTTCTTTAGTATATTTACTATGAAATATTTCCCATGATAAATTATTATCATCTTCTAATTGTTTCATTAATATAAATTTATTATGAAATAATTCAGGAATAACAAAATCAGGGATTTCATTTTTTAATTTTTTAAATTTTTTAAATAATTCTATATCTGATTTATATACAGTTTTACTTTCTTCTATTTTATCTTTTTTTTGTTTTAATAAATTCATATTATATTCAATCTTACTTTTTTTCTCTCTTTGTTTTTTAATTTCTTTTTGTTTACTACTATCTAATTTATCGGTTGATACTATTATATCAGAATCTGTTGTATTTTCATCTGTAAATGTTTCTATTATGATATCTTCTTCAATATTATCATTTGTCTTATCATATAATGTGATTGAATTATCATAATAACTTAGTATTTTAATATTATTAGATATAGCAAAATTATTATTTACTAATCCTTTATGCATTATATTACATTTTTTTAAATCTGAGAATAAACCAATTATTTTATCTTTGTGTAATAAAGCGTGTAACATTTAATATAAATAAATAGTATTATTTTAAATAATAATTTGTATGTAGATATATATATGAAAATTATTGCTTGGAATATAAATGGATTACGTGCTATGATAGAAAAAAAAAATATGTATCAATTAATAGAAGAAGAAAATCCTGATATTATTTGTTTTGGTGAAACCAAATTAACATGTCCTATAACAGATGTAATGACAACATTAAATAAAACAATAAAAGGTTATAAATATAAATATTTTAGTCAATGTTCAACAAAAAAAGGTTATAGTGGAACAAGTATATTTAGTAAAAAGAAACCTATTAATATAATATACGGATTAAATGGCATTGACATGGAAGGACGTGTTATAACATTAGAATTTAAAAAAATGTATTTAATACATGTCTATACTCCTAATTCCGGTGAAGCACTCGCGCGTCTTAAATATCGTGTAGATACATGGGATGTTGAATTCCGTAAATATTTACATGACTTACAAAAAAAGAAACCGATTATTGTATGCGGTGATTTAAATGTAGCAAATGATAATATTGATATTCATGACCCCAAACATAATCTGAAAAGTGCAGGTTTTACAATAGAAGAAAGAGATAGTTTTAAAAAATTACTAAATGATTTAAAACTAGTTGATACTTTTAGAAATTTATATCCAAATAAAATTGAATATAGTTATTGGTCTTATCGTAGAAAAGCAAGAGAAAATAATAAAGGATGGAGAATTGATTATTTTCTAGTATCTGAAAAATTACAAAGTATGGTAAAAAAATCAAAAATATTAACAACTGTTATGGGTAGTGATCATGCACCAATCAAATTAAATATTACATATAATCCAATTTAGATAGTTATAACAAATTTACTATTTTTATATTGAATAATAGGTATGGCAATTATATTGCCATTCACCATATCATAATTTACATCTGTTTTTTTATTTAATTTTTTATTCTTAATCATATCTACTAACTGAACTTTTAGTTTTTTCTTCATTTCAATATCATTAGTATTTAGATTATCAATAAATTCTTTTATTTTAATAATTTTATGAATATTATTTAATTTATTCCAAGATTTCTTATAAACATATTCATCTGAATATTTCATATCAGTTTCGGTATTTTCTACAGGTGTGTCGTTATTATTTGTTGTTTCAACTATACTTGATTGTATTGGTAGTGTTATAGTTATTTTATTTTTCTTGGCCTGTATATCAATATAATCATAATATAATGAATCCATTGTTTGTTGAAGTTTATCCATATTAATAATAATAGTAAGAACTTTTTAAGTATATTTATATACAATCTAACTCTAAATCTAAATATATTTAAAGATATAATATATATTATTATTATGAGATTTCGTAGCTCAGTTGGTTAGAGCGACAGGCTGTTAACCTGTAGGTCGCCGGTTCAATCCCGGTCGAGATCGTTTTTATTAAATATTCTATAAAATAGAATATTTAATATTTAAACTACAGATTACTTTATTCTATATTTCGTCAATGCTCTAAAAAGTCATATTATTTTGAATCATAATCAACCATTTCTTTTATCATCATATCAAATGATATTTGTGGATTCCATCCTAAAACATTTCTTGCCTTATCGCTACAACCTAATAATTCTTCTACTTCGGCAGGTCTAAAATATTTTTCAGATATAAATATTAATTCTCTCATTGTATTCGTATCATAACCAATTTCATTGACACCAATGCCTTTCCACATTATATTAAAACCTTTTAGAGCGAAACATTTCTCTACAAATTCTCTAACACTATGATAAGTATTACTGGATAGAATGTAATCATCTGGTTTATCTTGTTGTAGCATTAACCACATGCCTTCAATATAATCTTTGGCATGTCCCCAATCTCTCAAAGAATCTATATTACCTAATACAAGTTTATCTTGTGTTCCTTTTACTATATTTCCAAGGGCCATTGTAATTTTACGTGTAACAAAATTATGACCTCTTCTATAACTTTCATGATTGAATAAAATACCACAACAACAATATAAATTATACGCATCACGATAATTTTTTGTAATATAATGGGCATATAATTTAGCTACAGCATATGGAGATCTTGGATTAAATTGAGTTAATTCTGTTTGTGGAACTTCTAGAACTTTACCATATAATTCTGAAGTAGATGCTTGGTAAAATCTTATTTTATTTAATTCTATACCACAATTTCTAATTGTTTCTAGCATTTTCAATGTTCCTATAGCATCAACATTAGCAGTATATTCCGGTGAATCAAATGATATTTTAACATGACTCATTGCACCTAAATTATATACTTCTAATCTTTCTATCTTCTCGTTATATTTATTTTTAATTTCATTAAAAATATTTATTAAATTAGTTCCATCTGTTAAATCACCATATCTAAGATTTAATTTATCGAATAAATGTTCAATACGACTAGTATTTATATTAGATGATCTTCTTATTATACCCCATACTATATAATTTTTATCTAATAAGTATTCTGCTAAATACGAACCATCTTGACCAGTTATACCTGTAATAATTGCTATACGATACATTAAATTAACTTATAATAATAATATTATTATTTAAACTAAACTAATAAAATTTGAATTTAAAATAATATATTATATTAATATTATATTATAATGTCAAATGTAACTTTTGATGATTTATTTGCTTGTAGAATGCATTATCAAGATTTTATAACAGATGAAAATACTATAATTCGTTATTTAAAAAAATATTTAAAAAATAATGGAACCGACGAGATGTTAATAGATGATACAGTATTTAATTTTTATACAAGTTTTGAATATCCAATTAGTTTTGAAGAAATAAAAAATATAAAAATAAATAATATTACGCAAACAATATTAAATGATAATATAGAAGAGGATGATAATAATACAGACGAATATAATCATAATAATATAGAAGACGGTGAAATATTTAATAATTTATCTAATAATATTAATATTCAATTTCCATCTGATAATTTTAATATAATAAATCTTATAAGAGCGACTTTTATGAATAATTTTGCTAATACTGACGATATTCCAGTAAATAATATTATTATAGAACCATCACCTTTATTTCCTTCACAAGACATATTTCAAAATATGATACAAATCTTAAATACTATGCAATCTGAAACTACATTATCTGATGTAGTAGTTACTACAAATGAAGATGATATAAATGAATTAAAAGAAATAATCGTATCAGAAAAATTGACAGATAAATGTTCGATCTGTATGATGAATATAATGAAAGATGATACAATATTAGATATTAAATGTAAACATAATTTTCACAAAGATTGTTTATTAGTATATTTAAAAAAATATAACCATATATGTCCTATTTGTCGTCAAGATATAGGCAAATCTAATGCGATTATTTAAAAAGTATTCGATGTAGGTAGAACATCACATACAATATCTTTTGTTGTAATTAGACGCATCCTACAACAATATCTTCGTATATTTAAACTTTTAACTAGTTTACTAATTTCTTCTGCTTGTTGTTCTTCTGATAATTGTGGATTATTACATATTCTATGTTTTCCTTCTTCAAATTCATTTACTTTACTACCTAGAAAGAAACCACATGTTGGACAAGTTAGATATATCATTAATTTATATTATATATTAGTTTTTTATATAATAATATCAATTTTTATTAAGAACTTTACAAAGTTCTTAATAATAGAACATAGACATCTATAAAAAAATCTTTGATTTTTTTGATGTCTATCAATTTTTATTTTATGTATAGGATATTTTTACACCTTTGGCAATTTAACAATAGAATTAATCTTTTCTAAAATATCTATCCATTCTTTATCTTTATGAAGTATGAATAAATTATCTATTCTATTCTTTACTTCTTCTTTACAATTGTATTCAGTTGTTTCAAAATAGTTCATACTTGTTTGTATATGCTGATTACATCTAGCAGACTGGAATGATAAATTTTCAGGATTATTTAGACCACCTTGATTTAATGATATAAGATGTCCTATTTCCCATTTAATGTAATTAATTTTCCATCCGCCATTCATAGGTGAGTTCCAAGCACGTGGTAGAGTATCTTGATACTCGTAAATTGGTTCATTCTTTTGATTTTCAAAAACTAAATTACCTAATTTTTGAAGCAATGGTATTACTAATTTTTTATTTTTTCCACAAGAATTATAACTTTTATATGAAGTTTCAGCAAATTGTTTAATTGCTCTTTCTTTATCTTGAATATATCTATTTGAATTATTTAATAATTTTTTACGGTGTTGTAAAAGAGTAATTTGTTCGTTATATTCTTCCATTCTTATTTTATGTATAATATATAATTAATAATATTTTATATTCAAATTTTATAAATATAAAATCGGGGTTTTAAATGTCCAAAGTTGTGTTTCACCTATGTTTATTTTATGTATAATCTAATCTTGTTTTATTTTACTTTCATAGCACGCTCTACAAATAGGTACAGTAGTTAATCTCAATATCAAATCTACACATTTATAACTACATATTTGTTTTTTACATTTACAACATGTTTTTATATTATAATCACATTCTCCGCATATATTACATTTAAATTCAATATGTGTATTTTTATTCATTTATATATTAATATTATATAATGATTGTTTATCTTATTATACGAAGAGATCGTATTAAGGATATAAATCGTATCATATTATATGAATCATATTGAAATAATATATAATAGTTTATTTAGTAAATGGAAAAATATATATTTAATTAAATCATCTAAATGGAATTATTGTAATCTTATTATTAATAATAAGACAATAGCAACATTACAACCAGATAAAGAGTATATGATTGAAATACAAAAAATTCATACATTTAAATATTATAAACCTATTCCAACATTATTTGTAAATAATATGATTTATTATGAATATAATAATATGTTTAATTTAAATATAGTATTAGAGTTGAATACACATGAGGATATATATGATATTATAAGATATATTGACAATACTAATAGTGTTTTATATAATGAAATTCCTACTAGAAATTAATAAAAAAAACATAACATGTCCTTATTATAATAATATCTAATATAATAATATAATCTAATGAAAATTATAATAATTATATTAGTTATTGCTGTTGTTATTATTACTATAAATCAACTTAATCGAAATATAATATCAGATAGGAGTAATATATATATACCCCGCACTTCGAATACAATACCAGAAGTAGATAAAACAAATATAGATCAAACGACTATTACAATACCAGAAGTAGATAAAACAAATATAAATCAAACAACTAATACAATACCAAAAATAAATGTAAATCAAACAAATGTAATACAAACAACTATTACTAATACAATACCAAAAATAAATGTAAATCAAACAAATGTAATACAAACAACTATAGTAAATATAAGTAAACCAATTCATACCAAGAACCCTAATCAAAATATATTATTTAACACATCTTCATTTGAAAGAGTTTTTTACACTGACGATTGTAATTATGGTTATTTGAATGATAATCTAAATATATTAGGGCGGACTAATCCGAGTGTTACTCCTCCAAAAAAATTAGATCAACTATATATTGATGCTTTAAATTATGCTGCTATGCGGTGGAATAAATTAATTAAATTTTCAGATGATATGATTGATTTTATTAATACTATAACAGATACATGGTCTGGTATTGAATTAGTAGGTGTTGGAATAATAACTACACCTGATACTGGAATAACATCTACTCCTGATCAAAGATATGCATCTGCTATTTCTTTTGAAACAACCACGATTAATATAAATGAAGGAATGCTAGAACAGTCAATGAATAATAGAACATTAAATTTAAAAATGATTTTAAATATATATGAACATACGATATTTTCAGTATTTAAGGATAATTTAATAACACATATATCAAATGTATTTACACATGAACTAGGTCATGTATTAGGAATGCCTATATGGCAGACCTCAATACCAACTGATATATCTTTCTATTATACAAATAATAATAATAAAGAATATTATTCAAAAACTAATTTACCAAAAACGAGTATTGCATACAATGAACTGCAAAATAATCAAAATTTACCTTTAATCGCATTAGACGCGAGTACTAATCATTGGGCAAATGATACAAGAATAGATAGTAATAATAATACATATCTTGGGTTTTTTAATGAAATGATGGGTCCATATTATCAACTTAGTATGGCAAATAAGTATGGTTATTTAATCTCTAAATTAACGATAAAACAATTAATTGAAATATATACAAATAATAATAATAAAAATATTTATAATTATGTCGAGATTGTTCCAGATAATAGTGAGGTAATAAATTGGGTAAAAGCAACCAGTACAATAAACGGGGTTTCTACAATTAAAATATTACTTTCATAAAATAAAAATTGATATTATCCCATTTTATAATGTTTAAACATTGTTTATTAATATTAATAATATGAAACTGTCTACAAATATGGGAAAACTAGGTGAAATTATTAAAAGTGTTATTTCATTAGTACGTAATGAATACAATGATACATATAGTGGAAATGATATAGATATAATGATAAGTTCAATATATAGACACATTAGTGAGATGTTTAGCGAAGAAACACCCTACATATTAATAAGAGATATAGTGTATAGATTAGTAGACTCTAAATTCACTTTCAAAAAATCATTAGATGATGTTAATTTTAGAAATTGGGATAAACTGTATAATATAGATGAAATTAATCCATTAAATCCAATCGTTATTCCTGATGAAATGAAAGATCTAGAGAAACATTTTATGAATCTATATAATACCCCTCAACCGGAACAAAAGACGAAGGAGTGGTTTGACTATCGTTTTAATCGTATCACAGCATCTGATATGGCAACAGCAATTGATTGTAATCCATATGAATCGGTTGAAAGTTTTATTTGTAAAAAATGTGATCCAAATTTTCCATTTCTTGATAATGATTTTGTATTTCATGGTAAAAAGTATGAACAAATTGCCACATCATTATATGAACATCTTTATAATTCCAAGGTTACAGAATTTGGATGTCTCCCTAGTGAAAAATATAAAATTTTAGGTGCTTCACCAGATGGTATTGGATCTAAATCAACCCTCGATTATAAATTAAATCCTAAATTAGGTTATATGTTAGAAATCAAATGTCCATTTGTTAGAGAAATTAAAATGAAAGGGAAAATTGCCGGTGAAATTTGCCCTTTTTATTATTATTGTCAAGTTCAACAACAATTGGAATGCTGTGATTTAAATTATTGTGATTTTATTCAATGTAAATTAGTTGAATATAAGGATAGAAATGAATACTTGGAAGATAGTTTGCATAAAATGAATGTACGGGAAAATGAGGATGGATCAGAAATGAAAGTAGATAATATGATGAGTCGCGGTTATTTATTACAATTTCTTCCAATCAAATTTACTCCATTATTTGATGGAGATAAACATCATTATAAATCATTCTACATTTATCCACCCCGTCTCACTATGTCACGAGAACAATATGATGAATGGGTTCTGACTAATTTAAATGATTGGAAAATTAATTATCCGGATAAAGCAGATACATATTATTTTGATAAAGTAATATATTGGAAAATAGAAGAAGCGCACACTGTAACTATACCACGTGATAGGAAATGGTTTGATTCTATTTTACCTGTTTTAAAAGAAACATGGGATAAAGTAATATATTATAGAGAACATTTAGATTGTTTGCCCCCACTACAAGAAATATCTGATAAAAGAAAGAAATTCTATAAAATGAATACAACATTCGTTATTAATAATGTAGAAAAAGGTAATAAATTTTTAGACTATACTCCTAAAGTTCCAAAAAAATATACTAAAAAAATACCATGTGAAGATAGTGGTTTTATTGACTAATATTATTATGTCGAAACACTATTTTACTTTGTTAGGATTTATTTTTTTTCGAATAATGATTCTAATAAAATTGCTAATAACATTGGAAATTCCCAATAATTCATATTAGGTATATTATTTTTATGTTTATAAATAAATATTAAAATACTTTGTATTAGTGCAATTAATATACATAATTGAAATATATAATAAAATAATTTATTCATTATTAATATATTATAAAATAATATATTGATAATAATATATAAATAATTATTTATTAAACATTAAGTATAAGTTTTGAATGTATCTTACAATTTGATCTACCGCATACTAATCCTTTTTTAGTACCTGTTTTTAAAATAGTGGAACATATTGTTTTTATAACTTTATTATGACGCATACAATTAGTTTTATAACATTGATTTCCTTTATTCGGACCCGATTTAATTAATTTATTACAATGTAATAAATTAATATGGTTTTCTTTTTTAATATTATTAGATATATTAGTCAATACTTGACAATAAGGACATATAATAGATTGATTTTTTTTTAAATATTCTATACATTCGCTATGATATTTATGCATACATTTTAATTTAGTTATGTTATTTTCTATTGGAAGATGACATATCATACATTCATCATCATTTGTTGTTTTTTTCATATTATTTATTAATTCGACCATTTCATCAAAATTCATTGTAATTACACTAAAAAATAATTTATCTTTACATACATATTTTAACTCATATTACGAGTTAAAATCTTCTTAATAAAAATTGATTGACATCGAAAAAATCAAAGATTTTTTTATAGATGTCTATGTTCTATTATTAAGAACTTTGTAAAGTTCTTAATAAAAATTGATTCATGGATAGATTTTTTACTAAAAATCTATCTTGATGAATCATAACTTGTTTTATAGAATAGAATATTTTAAAAATATCCTATACATAAAATAAAAATTGATATTATTATATTTTTATTATTTAGATTTAGTTATTTAATGAATAATATAGAGGATAAATTAATTTTTATTACCAAGTTTAAAAAGTATATAAATAGTATTTTAAAAAAAAAATATTATAATAATGATATGGTTATTGATATATTAACTGATATGATAAGTAAAACATATCAACAAATAAATACAACTACAGAAGAACAGGTAAAATTATATTATACCAAAAATAATATACCATCGAATAATATAGAATATTATATAATAGATGATCCTGAACACGAAAATGATTCTAAAATAGATAGATTGGATCAAGAAGAAGATAAGACAAAACAAGATGAGGATTCAGATCAAGAAGAAGATGATTCAGATCAAGAAGAAGATGATTCAGATCAAGAAGAAGATGATTCAGATCAAGAAGAAGATGATTCAGATCAAGAAGAGGATAAGATAGATCTAGAAGAGGATGAGATTGATCTAGAAAAAGACAAATTGGATCCAGAAGAGGATGAGGCGGATCCAGAAGAGGATGAGGCGGATCCAGAAGAGGATGAGACTGACCCAGAAGAGGATGAGACTGACCCAGAAGAGGATGAGACTGACCCAGAAGAGGATGAGACAGACCCAGAAGAGGATGAGACGGATCCAGAAGAGAATAAAACATCAGATAGTTCATCAAATATTTCGGAAATATATAATAATAGTGTAAATAATTTTATAAATAATGAAATAGATACATCAAATATTTTATTATATAAAAAGTCGGATAGCTATATTAATAGGATTACTAATTATCTACAACATATAACATCATATTCTATATAATCCAACTTATAAAACATACATCGAACAAATAAAAAATAAATATCAGTGTACGACAATGCTACTTTCTTTAGAATAAAAATTGATAATATATATAAATATATATTATCTAATTTTATTTAATGTCATTAATTTATAATGTATTTTATCATTTCCCATGTAATGATGGTGAACTTGCCAGGATAATATGGGAAAAGAAATATCCTAATTCTATTTTTTATAAATGGAATTACGGTGAAATGGAAGAAACTATAAATATATTGAATAGTATAGTTGAATCAAGTGAAATTATATTCCTTGATATTTGTCCTAAATTAGAACTATTGCCAATTAAACATAGATATTTAATAATCGATCATCATGAAAATGCAATAACAAGTATGAAAGATAATATTAATTTACAAAAGTACAAAATTACAATGTATTGTAATATAATTAAATCTGGTTGTATGTTAACATGGGATTATTGTTATCCTAATATATTTTATCCACTTATTATTAGACATATTGGTAATAAGGATATTTGGAACTTTAGTGATAGTAATACAGAACCTTATTGTATTGGATTTAATTCATATATAAATAATACAGGTGATATGAGATCATCTATCATTAAACTATTGATAGATGATGATAGATATTTACTGCATGATCAATTTATAAAAACTGGGAATAAGATGGTAGATATAAATAAAGCAAAAGCAGTTAGATATTTTAATAGTTTTGTACATAATACAGAAACTATAAATGACGTTACTTTTAATATTATTGATATAGAATGTGATTCAAGTACAATGTATAAATATTTAATAGATTATGCTAGTTTAAAATTTAGTAATATGGATGTGTTACGTATTCTTCATACTAAAAACACAGATAAATATATTTATTCTATGAGGAGTTTAAAAGATAATATAACGGTTGATGGGATTGCTAGAAAATACGGAGGTAATGGTCATCTAAGAGCAGCGGGTTATACGATTTTATTAAATGATTTTAATTGAAAAACAAATATGGAATAGAATAAAAAAAATCGTTTTGTTTTAATATTATGAGATAATTTATATTTTATATATAATATATAATAATATGGATAAAATAAGTGATGATATTAATATTATGTTTCAAGAATTATTCGGTTCAACAAAACATCCTTTTTTTGAAGATATACATAAAGTAAATAAATTAAGTAAAAATTATATTAATAATATGAAAAGAATAATACAACATGAAATACCATTTGAACCTAATATAAATATTCCAGAAGGACATATAATTGAACCAAAATATAATATATTAAAAAAAGAAAAAATATATGAATTAAAAAAAGAAATGAATAATGTAATGAATTGGAAAAAAATATTATCAATAGTTTCATTTATGTCACAATATTTACTTGAATCTAATGTTAAAAATGAAAAAATGTTATATAAAAAATTAAAAACTTCTAATATGGTTAATATAATGATTATTGGAAGTGGACCAATAGGACTTTTTTTAGCGTGTTATTTAAATTTATATTATAATCACACATCAATGACGTCATCGCATCATGTAAATATTGTAATTTATGATAATAGAATAGATCGACCAGGATTTAGAAAACCTTATACTAGACAAAGACCATTTGTTACATCATCATCTTATTTAAATCTAGTTATACCTAAAATATATTGCTGGAATGAAAAAAATACAGATAAGACATCCTTATGGGTAAACATTTTTATGTTAGAATATTTACTTTATACTACTGCATTAACACAATCTAATATATCAATAATATACAAAGATTATGATTGGAATGAATATAAAAATATTATAAAAAAAAGTAATTTTAAAGTAATATTTGATTGTTCAGGTGGTAGATTCAAAAATGATATTATACAGAATATAAATATAAAATGGTTAGATAAATTTAATAATACTAATAAAAAAATTGGTAAGAAATTATTAATAAATAAAACCAAAAATTTGGTAGAATTAATTGATCTAAAAAATAATGATAAATTTAAAAAAAATTATTATTATGGTTCAATTTCAATACACAAAAACGATAACACATTGACATTTGTTACTAAATACGACATTGATATAGTAAATAATTATGATTTATTATATTTAAATAATTTGAAACATAAAAATTTTACTTTTTCTGAAATGAATGAAATTATTAAAGGGATAAGTGATAATATATCTAGGAATTTTTTAAACGCAATTTTTACTAATAGAAAAACATTATATCATGATTATATTTTAGTAATTGATGTATTTACTATATATATACGCCATGCAATTAAAATTTGCGATATAGTTAAAATTAATAAAAAAAAAGTTTTATATATAGGAGCAGGAGATACTATTTTTCATAGTCATTTTATAACAGGTGCTGGTCTTAATAGAACTTTAGATTTTACAGTTAAATGTGCAAATTTATTAATAAATATATAAAAATTTTCTATTATATATATATATATATATGGCAGAACAGTATCTTCCAATACCTCAACCTGAACCACTTCCCCGTGCTGCTGTAACAGGAATGGCAACATATTTGGAAACCGCTGGTGGTAAAATGTCACCAACACAAATGTATATGCTAATTGCTGCTGTGTTAGCCGCAATCGGTTTAATGATATTTGCTACATCAAAATAAATTTAATTAGTTTGTAGTATATTATAATATAATATTAATATTATATTATAATAATGTTTACTAAAATTATTTATATTATTATTTATTTAGTATGTACTATTTCATTAAGTCAAATTTTTTTATTAGGGTCATATTTAATTGGGAAAAAAGAACTAGGCAGTATAATTTCGAAGAATACATTAGCTAGCGTGTTTCCACTAATATATCAAAATGGATTCAACACTACAATGTATTATAATGGATTATATAAGAAGACAAATAAGATTGATATTATAATAGCAAACCATTTAAATACTAGTGATTTTATGATAAATGTTTCTATAATTAGACAATATGATGATAGAGATATTTATTGTATTTTTAAAAAAGAACTACTATTTATTCCTTCTGGTATTATATTAGCAGAAACAGATATTATATTGAATCGAAAAATAGAAGATGATATTGAAAATATTATTAAATCAATAAAAAATATAAAATCAGGTATTATCTTAATGTTTCCAGAAGGTACACGATATACACAAAAGAAACACACTGAATCTATGCAATATAGTATTGATAATAATCTGACAGTGTATAATAATTTATTATATCCTAAAATGAAAGGATTATGGACATTATATAATATTCTATTGAAAGAAAAACGTCTTGGTAATATAATAGACATCACCAGTCGAATTGAAAATTTAAAAAACGTAGATGGTGGTATATTTAATATATTAAAATATAATTTCGGTAATACATTTACTTGTGTAAATTCTTATATATTTCCAGTAATAAAAGAATACGATGATTTTAAAAAATGGTTTCTAAGAATATGGGATAAAAAAGAATCTGTTCTAGATAATATATTAACTAAAAATGATAATATTATTTATAAAAAATTAAAAATAAATATAAAATCTTCAGAATATATATTATTGATATTTATAATTACATTATTTATATTTGTATGTGTAAAAACAAATGGATTATATTTATTATTTTCATTAATAATTAGTTATATTTTATCTTTTATCAAATATAAGAGTATTTCTAAATAGAATACTCATATGATGCTATTTGATGCGGTTGTTGCTAAATAATCTGCCATCATATTACCATACCAATCTTTGTAATAGGGAGAATCTAGAGGTGGTTGATTTTTATGACCTTTAACATGTTTAAATTTAATATTATGATTTTTATAATAAGATGATAATTTTTTAATTAGTTCTAAATTTTCAATTTGTTTTTTATCTGATTTTATCCAATTATTTTCTTCCCATTTTTTACACCATTTTGTAATACAATTAATAGTATACATGGAATCGGAACAAATCATTATACTAATATTATGATTACTATTATTTTCTAATATTGTTTCTATTGCAATAATACAAGCAGATATTTCTGCAACTTGATTTGTTACTTTATTACTATTACTTTCAATTAATTGGATTGATTTATTTCTAGGATCATTGTCTCCAAAAAATACTCCGACACCACCTTTTCTCTTACCTTTATGTTGATTATTTAACGTGGAACCATCTGTATAAACAATTATTTCCATTATATTTATGATATATTATAATATAATAATATATTATATCAATATTTTTATTATAATAGTGATATAATTACAATTAAATAATAGTTATATAAATAATAATAATAATGACAAATGTATTTCCATATGACTCTAATTCTAGTTCGGAATGGTTAAATCAATTAAATAATGAAAATACTGTAGAAAATACTCTTGATTATTTTTTTACACAAAGAAAAGTTACAGAATATGAAGAAATTATAGATGAAAAAACTCTAGAGAGAAAAAAGAAAAAGAAAAATTGTATTTATAATTTTCTTGCAATTAATATACCCTCAATTCAACAGTATAAAAATTTATCAAATTTAGTAATAGATGTAGAAATATGGGGAGATGATAAATTTAATTTCCGAGGTCAAGTTGTAAAACAAGATGGTGATATTCCCCATCTATTATTAAAATTAAAAGAGGATAAAAATTTATTTGTAAAATTAATTTTTAAAGATAGTGAAAAATTATTAAAAACTTATATTAATTTTATACAAATAATTAAAAGATATCAAATGATACCAGGAACATTAAGCGATATTAGTGAAAATGAATCATTGTAATATTATGGTATAAAACCAGTAAGAGGACCACGGAAAACAACATAATCAATTTCATCAGATGTAATAGTAGTAAGAGTATCATCAGAATTTAATTTTTGTACTTTCCCAGCAAAATTATCAAATATAAATTTCTTTAATCTTCTACCTGAATTAATTGGTCCATAATTATCTACTATGTATTGCCTAGGATTATAATTTTTCATATTTGCAAGTAATCTATTTATACTTTCTCCTATATCATTTTCATCTGTAAAAAATTCACCTGTTTTAGCAGAATCTACATATTTCCATCCTCCTAATATATTATAATTAACTAGACATGCTAATCCACTCGCCAACGCTTCGGTAAGTACGCGCGGTGATGCATCTCTCTGATTTGGTAGAAAAATAAATTTACATTTATTGTATAATTTTAAATTATCAAAATAATCGACCCATCCAGTTGTTTCAATATATTTATCACATCCATCTGGTAATGTACAATTTTTTCTTCCAACTAATAATCCTTTTAATTTATATTTAATACACAGAATAGGTAAACACTTTAAAGCAAGTTCCCAATTTTTATTATGAGAAGTCCAATCATCACAAGGCGAATCTTCATTTACTTTCGGACAACTGTATATAAAATCATATTCTTTAACTATACTAGGATCTGGTTTGGCAACATTATAATTAACAAAATCTGATTCACTTATAAGTACCCTTGGTATATTTAATGGTAAAAAATCATTAGGATTTTTAAAACAATGTAGCCACGCTTTACATAAAGTGAAATACATATCTAAATTATATGAATTTTTTGCATTACGTTCATTTTTACTTTCTAATATATAATTATCATTTGGATTACTTGGTACATATGGAAATTCCATATAACTAGTTATACCAAAATAAATATATTTATTTATATTATCTAAATAGTTTTTATAATCACTATCAAGACCAAATGGTTGAGCAATCATTGTAACATTTAATTTATTACCATTATTATCAAATAAATGTACAAAAACACCATTCAATGTTGGAAGCGATTCAAAGTGTTCACTATTAAAAAAAAGTATACCTAAATATAATATAATTATTACTAATATAAATATTATTAAGTATTTTGTCATCATTATAATATAAATGACAAAATATTTTTAGAAATTTTTGTTTTATAATTTAAATACAGATAAGTTATTTAATACTTTATTATTTACATTAGTTATTTCTTCTTTATTTTCTTTTTTCTCTTTACCTTCTTCTATAAATCCACTTAATGGTCCACGGAAAACAATATAATCCACATCTGTTGTTGCTAATGTAGTAAGAGTATCATCTAAATTTAATTTTTGAACTTTTCCAGCAAAATTATCAAATATAAATTTCTTTAATTTTCTACCTGAATTAATTGGTCCATAATTATCTATAATATATTGTCTTGGGTTATATTTTTTCATATTTGCTAGTAATTTTTGTATACTTTTATCTATATCATTTTCATCAGTAAAAAATTCACCTGTTTTTTCCGAATCTACATATTTCCACCCTCCTAATATATTATAATTAACTAGACATGGCAAATTACAAGAAAGTGCCTCTGTTAACACACGAGGGGATGCGTCACGAAGATTAGGAACAAATATAAATTTACATTTATTATATAATTTAATATTATCCATATAATCAACCCATCCTGTTGTTTCAATATATTCATTACAACCTTCTGGTAATATGCAATTTTTTCTTCCAACTAATAATCCTTTTAATTTATATTTTAAACACAATATTGGTAAACATTTTAATGCAAGGTGCCAATTTTTATTATGAGAAACCCAGTCATCGCACGATGAGTCTTCATTTACTTTTGGACAACTATATATGAAATCAAATTGTTTTTCAATCATTGGATCTGGTTTTAATACATTGTAATTAACAAAATCGGATTCACTTATAAGAGCAAGTGGTCTATCTATCGGAAGATATTCATTTGGATTTCTAAAGCAATGTAACCAAGCATTACATATAGTAAAATACATTTCTAAATTATATGAATTTGATGATCCTCTATCTGTTTTATTTTCTAAAATATAATTATCTATCGGATTACTAGGGATATATGGAAATTCCATATAACTCGTGATACCAATATATATATATTTATTTATATTATCTAAATATAACTTGTAATCACTATCAGCACCAAAAGGTTTTGATACTAGAGCAATATTTAATTTATTACCATTGTTGTCATACATATGAACAAATGCCGAACTATTTAAAGTCGGTAATGTTTCAAAGTTTTCCATACCAAGTAAATTTATATTAAATAATTTTAAACCCAAATATATAATTAATATTACAAAGATTATTGTTATTATATATTTAATCATTTATATAAAATAGTGTAGAAAATAATATAAATTATAATTGTGAGTATAGTATGATACAAGTTCTTTATGATGGAAATGTTTCAGAGTAAACTCCGTGCTAACATATACACCCCCAACTCATAATAAATATTCTAACATTTTTAGTCCACTCATATATATATATAAAGTAAGTTTAATATATATATAATTTATATATATATATTTAATTAAATGTCAAAATTACATATAGTTACAGTAGCAACTGAATCAAAATATTATTATCCATATTTAGTAGAAAGTTGTAAACGTAATAATAGCAGTTTAATAACATTAGGATTTAAACAAAAATGGAAAGGATTAAGTTGGAAACTTACATTAATGAAAGAATATTTATTATCTATCCCGTCTGATGATATAGTATGTTTTGTAGATGGATATGATGTAGTATGTACTAGAGATTTAAATGATATGATAGATTGTTTTAATAAAATGATTAATAAACATAAATGTAAAATTATAGTAGGATATCATTATAATATAAATAAATTTTTTAGACATATTGAAAATTTATTTTATGGTAATACTATTAATAGTGGAACATATATAGGAAAGTCAAAAGATATATTAAATATGTTAACACAAATTAAAGAAATTGATATGGATGATAAAAGTGAAGATCAAGTATTATTTAATAAATATTATAATACAAATAAAAAAGATATTTATATTGATAGCATGAATCAATTGTTTTCAACATTACATTCATATAAGCGAATAGAATTAGATGAATTTTATAGAATTAAAAATAATAAAGTATTTTTAAAAGATACTAATATAGAACCATTTTTTATTCATGCTCCAAATTCAAATTATTTAGATAATATAATAATTAAACTAGGATATAATTATGATTATACGAATAAAGTTAAAGATATTATCATATCTTCAAGTCCCAGTACATTAGATAGATTAATTAAGATTTATATTCCAAATATAAAAGATAGAACTACTAAAATTATCAATATATATAGATATAAAATTTTATTTATTATTATATTTATAATTTTTATATTTGATTTAAATTTAAACTATAAAATATTATATATATAATGTACGAAGAATTTGATGTAATTGTAGTTGGCGCAGGATTATCTGGGTGTACTTTGGCAGAAAGATTTGCCAATATATTGAATAAAAAAGTTATTATTTTAGAAAAACGTAATCATATTGGTGGTAATTGTTATGATTATATTGATAATAATGGTATATTGGTTAATATGTATGGTGCGCATTTATTTCATACGAATATGGAACCTGTATGGGATTATATAAATTGTTTTGATAAGTGGATTAGATGGGAGCATAAAGTAGTTGGATTAGTAGATCAAATGTTAGTTCCTATTCCAGTTAATATTACAACTGTTAACATGGTATGTGGTGAAAATATAATTAATGAGAGTGAAATGGATTGTTGGTTAGATAAGAATCAAGTAAAATGTGATAATATTACTAATAGTATGGAGATTGCTAAATCACGGGTAGGTGAAAAATTATATGATAAAATATTTAAAGATTATACATATAAACAATGGAATAAATATCCAGAGGAATTAAAACCAGAAGTTCTTGCTAGAATCCCAATTAGAAATAATTTTGATGACAGATATTTCTCAGATAGATATCAAGCACTACCACATAAAGGTTATACGCATTTTTTTGAAAAATTAATTAATAATGATAATATTAAGGTTGAATTAAATATAGATTTTTTACAAATTAAAGATTTGATACCAAAAGATAAAATTATTATATATACGGGACCAATCGATAGTTATTTCTCAAATAGTAATTATGATAAATTGGAATATCGTAGTATACGATTTGTAAAAGAAGATTACCTGAATATGAATTATTATCAATCTAATTCTGTTGTTAATTATCCTGAATCAAATGTTGACTTTACTAGAATTGTTGAATATAAACATTTTCTAAATCAACAATCACCTCATACTACAATAGTAAGAGAATACACTACTGATATTGGGGATCCATATTATCCTGTTTTAAATGAAAAAAATCATTTTTTATATAATATGTATAAAAAATTAGCAGATGAAGAAATGGAAAAAAATAATATTCATTTTATTGGAAGATTAGCAAATTATAAATATTTTAATATGGATCAGGCAATCATGAATGCGTTAGAGTATTTTAATAATATGTTTATATAATAAATATGGATAAAAATATTATAATGGTGATAGCACGTTATAATGAAAAATTAGAATGGTTGAAAGAAGAACCGTTTAATAAATATAAGGCAATAGTATATAATAAAGGTCCTAATACAAATTTTGAAACACATAATGTAATTAAAATTATACAATTAAAAAATGTAGGTAGAGAAAACCATACATATTTTTATCATATTATTACTAATTATAATAAACTTCATGATATAACCTTATTTTTCCCAGGATCAATAAATGTTCCTCATAAAAAAGATAAAGCGGTAAAATTAATTAAATCAATAGAAAGTGAAAAAAATACTGTATTTATTGTTGATTTGTATTGTTATAATTTAAAATTTTTTGGTTATAACACAAGAATACAAGAATATAAGACAACTACTAAAGATAATCAAAAAATAAATGATAAATCGTTAGTTACACCTGCTAAAATAAATCCATATGGTAAATGGTTAGAAAATAAATTTCCTAATAATAAAAGACATAAATATTTAACATTTCATTGTATATTAGGATTATCGAAAAAAGATATTTTAAAGAATTCAGTAAAGTATTATTTAAAATATTACAGAGAATTAAATAAAAGTATAAATCCTGAAGAAGGGTTTTATGTTGAAAGTACATGGAGTAATATATTAAATATAGATAAACCAATAATAAAATATCCAGGTATAAAGTATTATTATAATTATTTAAAATTTTCAATTAAAACTCATTATAAGAATACTATCAAAATTATATTAATTATTACATGTATTATTATTTTTATTTTATATATCATAATTAAAAAAATAATCTAAAAGATGATGTTACGGCACCTAATATTAATAATCCCTGAGGACCAATTGGGTTACCAAAACATCTTGTTTCTAAAAATGTTTGTAATCTTGTAAATAAAATTGGAATAACTAAAATTTCACTGATACGATCTGCCCTCTCCATTGAATCAGTAGGATATAAGAGTTCTTTAGCTTTTAATATAAAATGAAACGGGAATATATGAATAATATATATAAATGGAATTATTACAAATAAATTAATTTTAGCAAATGTCTTATTTAAAAAAGCAAATAAAACAAACAACCATATTAATATATGAAATATACAAAAAATTATAAATAAAAATTGTTTCATCATATCATTACATTATATTATATATAAATTTTTTATAAATAATATAATTACATATTTAGTATAATACCATCAATTCTATCAATTAACTCTCTTTCATGTGTTATTATAATCATCCCACCTTTAAATGTTGTCAATCCTTCAATAAGTGCTTCAATTGTTTCTATATCCAAATGATTTGTTGGTTCGTCTAGAATTAAAAAATGTGGTTTCAATAATATAAGGTATACCAAAGCAACACGTGCTTTCATTCCACCTGATAATTCATTTATTTTTTTAGTCTGGGAAACAGAATCTAATTTAATTTTCCCAAAATTCTTCCTAATAATATTAATATCTGGACAAATTTTCATAATATATTCAATTGGTGTTAAATCAGGGGGTAGTGCGTGTTCAAAATGTTGATTATAATATCCAATGGTGCATTGTGGATGTATATTAATTGTTCCACTTATTGGTTTTATTTCACCTAATATTAAACGTACTAATGTAGATTTACCACAACCGTTTGGTCCTACCAATATTATCTTACTATTTATATCAAATCCATATGTAAAATTTTTTATTATATTAGTTGGAGAAACATAACCAAATGAAACATTATTCATACTTATAAGATTAGAACGAATCATACTTGGTTCTATGAAATCAATAATCATATTATATGGTAATGCTGGTCTATTTATATGATGTTTCTTAATATAAGATTCTACTATTTTTTTGTCCCCCTTTTTTTTAATATCTTTTAAACTCTTTTCATATTTTTCCCATTTTTTTTTCATTTCAGTAAATTTAAAATTATATGCAGATTTGAAAGCGTGATAATTTCCTTTATAATATACTAACATATTATCTTCAATATTTATAATATGATCGCATATATCATTCAAAAAACCAATATTATTTGAAACTACTATTACCGTCTTATTCCAACTATTCAAATAATCACCTAACCATACTATTGCTTCCATATCTAAATGATTAGTCGGTTCATCTAATAGCAATATATTTGGTTCCAAATATAATGATCGAGCAAGTGACATTCTCATTACCCACCCACCACTAAGTATATTACTACTATCTATTAACATTTTTTCTGTAAATCCAAGACCTTTTAATATTTTTATTACATTTACTCTTTCTAATTCAGGATTCCAACAATTTATAGTATTATATAAACTTTTAATTCTTTCCATATCATTTGAATCATGGTTCATATTAATTTCTAATTTATTTAATTCATCATTCATATTTTTTAGTTTAAAATTTGAATCTAATATAAAATCAATTGGATTTCTTTGGTCTAATACTATTTCTTGTTCAACATATAAACAGTTTATTTTCACCGAATCGTCTAATGTTTCAATTGTATTTTGGAGTGATATAATTTGTTTTAATATGGATGATTTACCACTACCATTTTTCCCAATCAAACCATATATTTGATTTGGTGATATGGTAAGATTTGTATTTTTGAATAATACTTTACCACCTACATATAAATCCATACTATTTATAGAAATAGAATTTGATGTAGATGTCAATTTATCATATGTAATTCGAGTTATATCAGTATTCATTTAATTATATTATAATAAATATTATAATTAAATATATAAATCAATTTTTATCAAGAAGATCTATAGATCTTCTTGATAAAAGAACATTGTCGTCTATTAATAATATTTCTTCTAAAATATTATTAGACTGACAATCAATTTTTATTTGTATAGAAAAAGATTATATCTTTTTCTATTCTAAAGAAAGTAGTATAGACATCCTACAAATATAGTGATATTATCACTATATTTGGATGTCTATCAATTTTTATTTGTTCACTAGCGAATATATTTGTTCAATGTATTATAACAATGGATATAATATTATTATAATACAACTCATAATAAATCCCTTTGTTACCATACATGCTATTTCATTATTTTCAACAAATGGAATAAAATTACATAACAAATTATTCATTTTAATATGACTCATTATTAGAAATAATATAGTATATACTATTATTTTTTTTACAATACTTGATAAATTAAATCTACTTTCGTTAAATGATTCATATTTTTCTTTTTTATAATTTGACATATTCTCATACCTTTTTTTAGGTGAATAATATGTATTAGAATTTTTCATATCATATTGTGGTATGATATCCGGTTCTCTCATGTCATATTGTCTCGTATCATAATGTCTCGTATCATATTGTCTCGTATCATATTGTCTCGTATCATATTGCCTCATATCAGGTTGCCTCATATCAGGTTGCCTCATATCAGGTTGCCTCATATTATAATTCATATCTATATCATCTTTATAATTAGAATGTGATGATTGTTGATATTGATTCATATCATTTGATATTGGTGAAAAATCATTGGGATTATATGTAAATTGACTCATAATCTATCTATATAATACATATAGATTATAAAAATTAATTTTTATATTTATTATAAATTGTATTTAGAATTCTATATTTATTTTTTACTATCACTCTATTTATATCATCTAATGATTCTTCTGTAAATTCGACAGGAACATCATAATTATTTAATTTTTTGGATAAAAATTTTATTTTAGTAAATTCGTCTAATAATAAATTTCCTCGATAATTTTCAGTCCACATTGTAAATACAATCATTTTATCAACTCTTGATAATTCAGGTAATATATTTCCAAATACATCCAGATTACCATATTTATTTTCTGAATACCATATATTTATATTATGTTTTAGAAAACCAAGTTCTATTTTTTTATAATTATATTGTGCTTCACCAAAAAATATTTCGGCAAAATGATCGAGTGGTCCGAACACTTCAATTTCATTATAAGTTTCATTATCTGAATCATACGTGATTAGTTTCGTGTGTGCTCGTTGGTGCATCATTTTATCTAAATTTTCAATATTAACATCAATATAAAACATCGGTACAGATTTATTAGTAGTATTATATAAATCAACAGTACTTGATATTTTTGTTCTACTTACAATTGCATTACCATGAATTATATCACCGTTTAAATTTAATAATGTTGCAAAATCATTTTTATTTTCATTTGTTTTAAATTCAGGTAATAAATCAATATACATTATTTCATCAATATAATCTGTTTCTTCAGATATGATACATACTTTAACATCGCAGTAAATATAACTACCGACACTTAATAATTCTGAAATTTTATACACATAATCTTTTGGATCAATCATAGTATATTGACAAAATGTATCGGATAATAAAGATGTAGTATAATTAGATGCTGACCAATCTCTTGATTCAATACTATTTGGTGTAATTAATAAAACTTGATAGGGTTCTTTATTTTCCAATTTAATATATTTATTATCATTCTCCAAACTTGCAGGGATATCTGTAGTTTGTTTTGTTATATCTATCGTATCTTCCATTACTATAATTATTTACATTTATTTAAAACCTTATCAATATTATAATATAATGTCTACATTAAAACCAATTAATATAATATCACATGGAGATAAAGATAATTTTGATTTTATACAATCTATTTTTGAAATTACATTAACATTAAAAAATAATGATATATGCAAATTTAGAGAAATTTCTTATTCTAAACATTGTAAACTATTTACATCAAATGATATGATTAAATATGATATGATAGAAAGTTTTGTATTATATATAACAACTTTTAAATTATTAAAAGAAGTTTATAATATGAAAAATACTTTCAATCCAGTAGAAGATACATATATATTTAATAATGATGATATATATATAGAATTTATTAAATCAGGTGATAATAATACTAATTGTTGTTGTTATTTAAAAGCGCTTGATAATAGCAGAGTATTTATTACACCACCTAATTATTAAAAAATATTATAAAATTATAATCTAATATAGTATAATAATATGAATTATGAAATAACAACAAATAATAATATTTGCTCAAATAATGAAACCGAAAGTAGTTTTTATGTTTTTGAAATAAATATTCATACCAATAATAATATAGAAACATACAGAAAAATATCATATAGCAATGATGGATTATTAGTTGAATCGGATAATAATATAAAAAAAATAAAAATAACAATGTGTAGAATAAATAATATAAATAATATTATTACTATTAGAAAACATTTCAATGATATTATTACAAAACCAATTGTGTTATATCGTGATAATTTAATAATTACAATATGTAATAATGATATGGATAATATTGTTATTAGATATCAAATAATATGATATAAAAATTTATATTTAATTCATAATTCCATATAATATATCTGGATACAATTCTTTTATTTCAGGTATAACAGTACTTAATCCTCCTACAATAATATAATAAAACATATTATTATTGATTGAATTTTTTAATAATATTTCATAACAACTTATTATATATTCTTGTTTATTTTTAAAAGTCATATGATTATATTCATTAATCTTTTTTGTAAAAATATTTAATTTATTTATTATTTCATTTGATAAATTATTTAAATAAAAATCGCGTGTTTCATAATATAATTTATCTAATTTAATATTACAAAGTTTTAAAAATTTATCACTTTCAATAAAGATCGATATATTATTCATATTATTAAAAATATTATGTACTCTACTAGAAATACTTATATTAATATCAAGTGTATTTATATTACTAAATATATTATCTGGTAATTTTTCCATTGTTACTGGATGATATAATATATTATAATGTTTCATATATTCGATTGTTTTTCTCTCAAAACAATGTACTCTCATCATATTATCTTGGTACAATATTAAGTTATCTAAATTTTCATAAATAATTTGTTTTATATTATTTTTAATAATATAAAAAATTTCAAATGATATTGGATCTCTATCTTCAATACTATCTATATATGAATAATTATTTGGAAAAAATTCTTTATATTTATTTTCAAATAATTTATAAGTTTTACTATTTAATTTAATTTTATGTTTTGTAATTGGATTATATAATTTATTTTGACTCCAATTCATTGTATCATTTATAGTTATGTTCATATTCTATCTATTATAATATATATTATATGTTTATTTATTTTTACCCAATTTATATACAAAGAAGTACAAACTCGCAATAATTGCGATACGCATACAATCAATTGTTTCTCCATTCAACTTCTTCGTCAAAAACGAAGTGGATTTATCTCATATTGTTATATATTTAAATAAATAATATTATTCTAATCTAATGAGTATAAATATTACAGAACAAAATAATAATAATGTAAAACCTTTATTTACTAAACCACTGTCGCAAAATGAAATTGCCGATGGATGGAGATTAGTTGTACCACGTATTAAAAAGCGTAATACAGTTGATATTAATTCAAAGTTTTTAAATAATATATATCGATCAAAGGTAAATTTATGCCAATTGCCCAAACATTTATGGACTAAACGTAAAACACTTAGAAATGGCAATATTCGTGCTACCGAAGCAAGTCATCATTATTATATTGAAAAAACAAATGTAGACGATGAAATTATTTTACTTGAAGAAATATTAGATAAACCATATGATATATGTAATAGTGAAAAAGTTAGTGAATTATTAGATATAATTAAAGATAATAATATTAATGGATGGATTACAATAAAGGCGTCTAGATTATATTGTTAAGTATGAGATTGAATAAATTTTTTTATATAATGACGATTATATAAAAAAATTGAAATTTATAACTGTTATTTGTTTCTAATAAATAGACCTTATTACCCCAATGGGGGTGAGGAAGTCAACCGAAGGCACATACAATTATATCGTGTGTGTTGGAAAATATAAAATGGAGGGAATACAAAAAACAGTTTAACGTGTGACAGATACAATCGGTTAGTATCGGCATGGCTGCTTCCCAAAGTTAGTATAAATGGAGCATTCTTATAGCAATATACGTATGTTCTATAAGGTAACTAGTGTAGAGACTTTATGTCTGTATGGTTCCTGTAACGAAGAATATTATTTAATTTTACTTAGCTGTTGAAAAGGCATTATCTTGGGTTGATAACCAGGAGTATTTATATAGCAGGTGGACCTCTCAGGAGGGCAGTTTATCAAAACTGATGGTGAATTCCATTTACTGTAGGTATATTAATATAGGTAAAGTTGAGTGTATTTAGAAGTATAGGGACTGTATAAGATGTACTACGCAAATATCTTGATCGAGGTTTCGTGGCATTTACTAAAATGCTTAAAAGTGGTGACAACAACAACAAACAAACAAACTTGTGTACGTGTGAGTGTGAAGAGATGAAGAGTACCCCAGTTATTGCGGGAGGAGAAGATTTTAAAAATATGCGCGAAGTAGTGTGCGCTGTAGCGGTATGCGAGTCAGATTGGAGTAAAGTGGAAGTTCGTAAACCATTTGTTCCAAACTGTCAGAGTAAACCAAATAGTACGAACATTCCATCTGTTCCTATTATGACAATGAAAGACTTGGAACGATTTATACCGGACAACCAATCTATAACTGTTACAGTAAATCCGAGACGTAATAAAGATAACAAACCAATACTTTATACGTTTCTTTCGGCGAACAAAGGAACATATGTATTTGTCAAGACCCAGAATGTACCAAGTGGACGATGGTTTTGCCGAGGTTTTGTTGAGAACAGTTTAAAGAAACCTAATAGCGCTAAAGATCGGTGGATCGAACCTACAAAATTGTCTTGTGTCAAGGAGCATAATAGTCATTACGACTACATGGGTAATTTTTGTGCGTTCGACGCTATCGGTGAATGCAAGAAAGGAGACACATGTCGATGCCATCATATTATTAAAGAGATGAAACCACCAATGGCAATTATATGTAAACAACCGGTTATTACCAAGGCAGTGCCAGTTATTATCCCAGCGCCAGTTATTATCCCAGCACCAGTTATCATGCCAGCGCCAGTTGTTTCCAAAGTAGTGGATGGTGCCAATAAAGTGCTGGTTATTAGTAATGTGGCTGCGTGTTGTGCCAAACCTGTGGTGGTTAACATTCCTAAGAAAGACATCGTGTCTTCTAGTGAAAAGAGTGAGAATAAAAAGAAAACACCTGTTTCACATGAATTCAACTTTATCCAAGCAAGAGATGGTACAAAGTTGTGTCGAAATTTTATTCGCACTGGTGCTTGTCCTTATGAAGAGTTTTGCGACTTTACACACGAAACCAATGAGACGCTCAATTACAAGATATTGATGTCTCGTGTACATTCTGGAAAGTTCGATTACGCCAACTATATTACTGCTCTTTATACTTGGGGTAGTACGAATCATTCAGGTATCGTCAAGGTGTGGGATATTTACGAAGACAAGTTAAAGAAAGGTAGTAAACGGAATGATAAGCAACACTTTTCTCCGATAGTACATGCCCTCGGTACCAGTACGATCAAACGCTCCGATGTACGCGATTTGATTCGAATGTGGTTTAACTTGTGTGGTACTGTAATGCGATTAAAACTATCTAGCATTCTAAATACCCATTTATTTGGAGACAGTGGTAACATCGAAGAAGACATTTTTTATGAATATGCCCGATTGTGTCAAAATCCATGCTGGACGCATTTAAATTTCAGTACAAATTCGTATAAAAAGGTTGATGGTATACAGGAGAAACTATTACCTGGTATGACAAACGAGTTTCAAATCATAAAGAGTGCGGTGTGCGATAAAGGTAGTAGGTGTCAATTTGGTCCGCACAGTGATAACGCATTTGATCCAAACCCTATTCTGGGTGAGAAAGCGCGAACACTATGTCGTAAAGAACGTGAAGAATTGATAAAGACACCTAGGATTGTTGCTCTCCAGCAGAAGAAGGATCGCGATGTAATGTTATTCAATGATCTCGCGCATATTTCTGTCGATTTAGAGATAGTATACATCAAGTCTCTCGAGAAAGATCAAAAGATAGCAAGCAATAAATTTGCTACCAAAAGGGCATTGGATAACTTCTTGGAAGCGAAAACAGCAGTGACTAAGATAGATACGTTGCTCGCTACTCAGTATCGCGAATTGGATATTCTATACTCTTATTGTCTTGTGAAGGATGGCGGATATAAACCATTATCAGATCTGTTTGACGAGAATTTGAATTTGATAAAGAGTGTGGTAGTAGTTCAACCCGGGTTTAATCCATCAACTCAATTTCCAGAGTTATCTCGTGTTCAAACGGAGGCACCTCTTCAAACGGAGGCACCTCTTCAAACGGAGGCACCTCTTCAACTGGTCCAAGAAAAATCATTCCTTCAATCTGTACTGTGTGGTAATATGGAGGAGATAAAATTAGATGATACTGCGGTATCGTCTACTTGGAAAATTTCAACTGGGTTTAGTGGGTCGAAGGCAAAACCCCGTACCAAGAAACCAAAGATGCTTCCTCGCTATTCCAAAGAATATCTAATTCGCGATACTGTGTCAGAGAAGACTCTTCGTGAACAACGCTACAAGGATATTGCTATGGAAATAAATCTCTATATGGATACCACGAGAAAAATATTTGGTATTATGAGCGAGATAGAGATACAGATGGAAATGAAACGTCTCAAGTATGAGGAAAATAAGATGAAGCGTATTATGGCAAAGACTGAAGCAAATCCCGAGGATTTTTTGGGTACGACCTACGCGACAACCGAAATACAAGAGAAAGGTGAGGTTTTTTTGGCAAGAGAAGAAGTAGTTGATGAAGAACGCCTGCTGGAGAAAGCACGTCTTACTATGGAGAGAAAGCAACGTCGTCAAGTCAAGAGAGAAGCAAAACGTCAAGAGAAAGAGGAACAGGACCTTGTTGCTAAGAAGGAGATGGATCGTCTTGAAGCTGAACGAAAAGCGGAAGCAAGTAAACCCGTATTTTTTGAAAAAGAAGATATTGCTTTCTCCAAGTCTAATATGATCTACGTTGAATTTAGGAGCATCAAAAATACATCAGGAAAAGGGAATAGAGATGTCACGCATGTTGTTGGATGGAAACTAGAGAAAGACCAATTGAAGATCCAAGAAAGAGCACTGAAAGCAAAATTACAATGTAACGTGTATCTAAAGACAATGACATGGCGAGGGATAGAGAACGTTGAGGTACTAGTTATATTCGGTGATAAAGTTACCGAGATGACGAAATACTTGTTTCACGATATGGATCACATGGACGTGTCTTATAGAAATAAAACAGACGCAAAATTCATTGTTTATGATCCCGAAGATAACGTGGTAATGGAATATCCCGTGAGACAGAATATAGTACCTGTTGTGCCCAAAGTAATACTCCCTGTTAGTGCTAACGAACGTTTTTGGATAGATATAGAGATAGATGAAAGTCCTGAAACTATACTAGACGTAGTTGTGCCCAAGACGCGTAAAGCGCGTGAAGCGTATGTTTTGGCATTGGAACGAAAAGCACTTGATGTCGCTGTAGAGGTAGTTAAAACTAAACAGACGCCTGAAGAACGCGATATTGCTCTTGCTGAAAAGAAACGCAAAATTGCCAAACAAAAAGAAGAACAACTCAAGATCGACGCAATGCGAGGAAGTTCTCTTACCCAGAAGATGAGCAAAAAGTCTGATGGTGCTGGTGGCAAACGCGCGGGTCAGAAAGCAGCAGAGTACCAAGAGGAGTGTAAGATTGCTCGAGCTAAATTCATTGATGATGAGTATGATTTTATTAACAAGGTTCACTCTAAGTTTTAATTTTGTATTCGGTATATGTGTGTATGTGTGTGTGTATATTATTCGTCCAACTTATAAAAATAACAAATATTCTCAATAAAAGTTTCGCTTTATAGCAAACTTCTCGTAAATAATTCATTTAAAAAATATATAATAAATTAATAAATTAATAAATTAATATATATATATATATATATATAATGTCATTAACTTTATCAGACATGTTTAATCCATTAAATTTATCAGGAGATGGTAAACCAAGTAATTTCAAATTATTGTCAATGGATTCATTACTTATTACTATTGGAGGTCCTGTAGGACAATTATATATGAGATTTAAATACTACAACGGATCATTAGATAAATTATGGTTATTATTATTTCCATTATTTTGGATACCACCTTTTTCCTTTATTCCATTAATATGGGTATATTTTGGATGGATGCATAAAATACCTGCGAGTAGTGGAAAATTATTAGATTACACATTATTATTTCCAATAATATCTAAATTAATATTACCATTTATAATGGATGCTGACTCTCCTCTTGGTATGATGGGACAATTTACAATAACTATATTTATATTATTAACAATGTTCTTTTTAAATATATGGCACAAAAGAGATATTATCAATGCTTCTAAATGTTCTAATTTGAACATAACTAGTGTAATAGGTAGAGCACTAGCCGAAGCAATGTTTCATTTTGCTTGTGCAACCTTACCAGAGTATTTATTACGTATGATACCAATCCAAGGTGAAATAATAGGTGGTATAATGGATATGCCCTTGGTCGGTGGTTTGATTAAAACGGGTATATGGATAGCAGGTTATATTTTTGGTTATGTATTTACACATATGTATAGTTCAAATTTTACAAGTAATGTTTGCGATCCTTCGTATCGTTTGGAAGTAATAATTGCTTTTTTGGCATTTATCGTAGCATGTATGTTTAATTTCGCTGATTTAATACCTGGATTAAATTTTCTAATATAAATAAAAATTAATAACAGTCTATTTACACAACTTGTATTCTATTAATAAAAATTGAATTAATACAATATTAAATAATATTATATTAATTATACAATATATGTCTGGTATTTTAAATAAAATTTACCAATTACAGCAATCTAATATAGATTGTAAATTGATATTAGAAGATTTAGAGAAAAATAATAAATTTTCAAATAAAGAATTAAAAAGTTTTATTTCATTAAAATTAAGAGAATTTATTAAAAATAATATACATGATAAAATCGAATATATTATTTTTACAGAAAAATTGATGCATCGTGATTATTGGGCATGTATTGAATATTATTATTCAAAAGAAAATTTAGATAAAGCAAAATCAATTATGATTAATTTTATTAAAACAATCGATGATATAGATATAGATATTATGATTAAAAATAAATGGTATAATTTAATAAAAGAATGGGATGGATATCCCGTTGAAACTATATTAAATTCTAATACATTTGATTATTCAAAATTAAAGGTATACAAATATGATATTACTAAAATGATAGATATATATGAAAATAAAATTATACCATATATACGCAAATCATTTGATAATATTATAAATGAATGTGATATACTGATAGATGGAGCAAATATTTCACATTATGGTAAAAGTTTTAATTTTAATATATTAATCAAAGTTATAAAACTTATTGAAAAATTAAATTTAAAACCAAAAATTATTTTGCATGAAAGACATGTTATTACAAATAAACTACTTGATAAATATATTATTAGAGTACCTAGAAATAATTATGATGATAATTTTTTATTATACGGTATGTTAAAATATAATAAAAAAGTAGTTAGTAATGATCTATTTAGAGATCATGTGATAGGAATGGATAATATGATTAAATGTCACATCAATTATATGACAATTAAATATATTGATAATATGTTAATTATTCCACAATATAGCAGATGTATTCAAATTATAGATGAAATGATATTTATTCCTAGTAAAAATGGTAATATGGTACAAATTATTTAGATCATTTCTTTATCAATACCACCTCCAGTCATATTTAATTTATTCTTCTTACTACGACGTTTCTTAGATCCACCTCGATGTTCTATCATAATTGGTATATGGATAGATGATGTAGGCATATCATTAAAATTTAAATTACCTTTCATTGTATCATTTAATTTATTCTTAGATAATACATTATTTGTATTTTTTACATTAACATTACCTTTCATTAATTCATTTGAAGAAGATTTTTTCATAGTTTTCTTACTTTTGCGTCTCTTAGCACCACCTTCCAAAGGAGCAACCTTTTCATCACCACTCAACTTGTTGGAACGTTTCTTGCTTCGGCGTCTCTTAGCACCACCTTCCAAAGGGGCAACCTTTTCATCACCACTCAACTTGTTGGAACGTTTCTTGCTTCGGCGTCTCTTGGCACCACCTTCCAAAGGGACAACCTTTTCATCACCACTCAACTTGTTGGAACGTTTCTTGCTTCGGCGTCTCTTAGCACCACCTTCCAAAGGAGCAACCTTTTCATCACCACTCAACTTGTTGGAACGTTTCTTGCTTCGGCGTCTCTTGGCACCACCTTCCAAAGGGGCAACCTTTTCATCACCACTCAACTT